AGCGTTTCCTTATCGAGCATCTGGCTCACCCGATCTACGCTGCATGGCTCCGTCATGTGATGGAGTTTGGTTTTGTCAGCATCCCGGCCACGAAGTTCGATAAGTTCTACAACTCGACCATCTTCCGCGCCCGTGGCTTTAGCTGGATTGATCCGCAGAAGGAAATGAATGCGGCTGTTATCGGATTGCAAAATGGCTTGCTTACGCCGTCTGAAATCGCTGCGGCTGATGGCCGTGACATCGATGAGGTCTATAGCACTTGGGAGCGAGACAAGCAGCTTGCTGATAGTTATGGCCTGTCTCTTGCATTTGAACCATTTGGTGGAAATGAAGCTGCTAAAGGTGTAATGCCGCAGGATGGAGGCGCAGATGCCAGCCAAGCCTAATGATGGCATGAAGACGGAAGCACAGCGCGGCCTTGATTGGCGGCGTGAGTTTGGCCGTGGCGGCACTGAGGTGGGTATCGCCCGCGCCCGCGATATTGTGAATGACCGGGAATTGTCGGACGATACGATTAAGCGGATGTACAGCTTCTTCAGCCGTCATGAGGTTGATAAGCAAGCGGAAGGTTTCCGTCCCGGCGAAGATGGATACCCGTCAAATGGCCGTATCGCATGGGCGCTCTGGGGTGGAGATGCCGGTTACTCTTGGTCTAGAGATAAGGTTAAGGGTATGGATGAAAATCGAGCCGCGCCTAACTCATTGAAAGAAGGCGATTTTGTTGAGTGGAACTCATCCGGCGGAAAAGCCCGTGGCCGTATTGAGCATATCATGCGGGAGGGGACGCTCGGTATTCCTGATTCTGAGTTTTCCATTGAGGCAACGGAAGACGATCCTGCCGCACTCATCCGTATATACAGAGACGGTGAAGCAACAGAAACTCTTGTTGGGCATCGATTCTCAACTCTTACCAAGATTGCAGCAATCCGTGGAGCCTATGATGATGCGCGGCCCTATCCGAACGAACACGCGGCAAGACTTCATGATCCCGATAAGTATACTGGCTTTCGCCGTGATAATGATGCTGGTGGTCCCGGTATTGATTTTATCTTCGGTATTCTTGCTGGCGGTGGCACTGAGTTACAGGCTATTCGTTTTGATAAAAATCGCTATACTGTCGCTCAAGCGAAAGATTGGCTTAGTGAGCATGACCACAAGCCGATAATGTTTGAAGAAGCCACTGGAGAACGCGAAATGGCTGATGAAGATTTGGAAAAGCGGGCAACCGTGAAGGTCGAGATTGAAATCGACACTTCCGATGCACCGATGGAGGAAGATTCTCCTAGCGTCAGCCCTGAAGATGTGGCTGTTGCACAAGAGATTGCTGACGAGCTTGACCGCAAAGCGATGCCTGAAATTGTTCATCGCGCAAATGCGATGCAAGCGAAGGTGATTGATGAAGAGTCCCGCTCTGTTCATATCGCTGTGTCGTCTGAGCTGCCCGTTGAGCGCAGCTTCGGCAAGGAAATTTTGGACCATAACGAAAGCTCCATCGATCTGGAGTTCCTTCGTTCTGGCCGCGCACCGCTGCTTCTGGACCACGATCCTGAAAAGCAGATTGGTGTTATCGAGTCTGTGAGCCTTGATGGGGACCGTGTATTGCGGTCAAAAGTGCGTTTCGGTCGATCCGCACTAGCCCAAGAGGTGTATCAGGATGTTCTCGACGGTATCCGTGGCAACGTCAGCGTCGGCTACCGCGTGAACAAAATGGAGCGGGATATGAACGATAAGAATGCTTATCGCGTCAAATCTTGGTCCCCTATGGAAGTTTCCGTTGTTTCGATCCCTGCTGACCCGTCAGTTGGTGTGGGCCGCAGCACGGTAGCTCCCGAACCCGAACCTAAAGTTGAACCATCCGTTAAAAAGGACGATATTATGTCTGAAGTTAATCTGGATGCGGTTCGTGCGGAAGCCGCCAAAGCTGCCGCCGATAACGCCGCAGAAATCGTGAAGCTGGGTCAGCGTCACAACAAAGCCGACCTTGCTGCCGCCGCCATCGGCGCTGGCAAGAGCATCGATCAGTTCCGTGGTGAACTCCTTGAAGTCATCGGCAACGCGCCGCTCGACAACAAGGAAATCGGTCTGAACAAGAAGGAAGTTCGTGAGTACTCGGTGGTTCGCGCCATCCGCGCTCTCGCCAACCCGACTGACCGTGCCGCTCAAGAAGCTGCTCGTTTCGAACTCGAAGCCTCTGAAGCTGCTGCCCGTGCTTATGGCACGACGGCTCAAGGTGTTATGGTTCCCGCCGACGTTCTGGGCAACTGGGGCAAGCGCGACCTGAACACTTCGGACGACAACGAAATCGTTGCCACCAACCTGATGGCTGGTGACTTCATCGACGTTCTCCGCAATGCTTCGTCGGTCATGCAAGCTGGTGCGCGCATGATGCCGGGTCTTGTTGGCAACGTGGCGATCCCGAAGAAGACCGCTGCTTCGTCGGCTGGCTGGATCAGCACTGAAGGTGGCGCGGCCTCTGAGTCGGAACCGACCTTCGGCACTGTCTCGCTGTCTCCGAAGACCGTTGGTGCGTTCTCTGACATGACTCGTCAGTTGATCCTCCAGTCCACTCCGTCGATTGAAGCTCTGGTTCGTGACGACCTCACGCAAGCCTTGGCTCTCGCCATCGACGCTGGTGCGCTGAAGGGTACGGGCCTTTCGGGTCAGCCGACCGGCCTCTACAGCACTTCGGGTATCAACACTGACAGCTTTGCCGGTGCTACTCCGACTTGGGCTGAAATCGTTGGTCTCGAAACGCTCGTCGCTGAAGACAATGCTCTGCTTGGCAACCTTGCCTACATCGCTCCTGCTGGCCTCTATGGCACGTTGAAGACGACTGCGAAGGCTACCAATCAGGCGATCTTCGCTGTCGATCCAGATGGCACGATGAACGGCTACCGCACGATTGTGTCGAATCAGGCGACTGCCGGTTACCTCCTGTTTGGTAACTTCAGCGACTGCTTGATCGGTATGTGGGGCGGTCTGGACCTGACGGTTGATCCGTACACGGCTTCGACCACCGGCACTGTCCGCGTTGTCGCTCTTCAGAGCGTCGATGTGGCTGTCCGTCACGCTGTTTCGTTCGCGCTGGGTACGCCCGCTGCGTAACGACTAGGGGGAGGGGATGGCCTTGGAAGTCGGCCATCCCCAACTCTCGGAGGGAATATGAAGTATCGTATCATTAAATCGACAGTAGCCGGTGGAACCTTCCGTAAGGTAGGCGATATCATCGAAGTGAACCCGGTGGAGGGCAAAGCCCTGATGGCCTATGGTAAGGCTGTCCCGCATGATGAGGCTGTTGTCGAGAATCGCGTTGAGCCTGTAGAGTTCCGCGAACCTAAGCCGCGTGGCAGGAAGCCGCATAATGGGCGTTGAGTCGGATACCGACCTATCTATCTTCTTTGAACTCGATGATTTCGGGACCGCTGGCATTTACACTAAGACCAACAAGCGTCCTGTGACCATCAATGGCATCTTTGACAATCCTCATGCCAGTATCACGGCGACAGATATGATGGATGTCACTATCCCTAAGCCTACTTTCGTTTGCCGCACGGTTGACCTGCCTGATGCGGCTGAAGGTGACATAATCAAGATTCGTAATGTGACTTATACCATCCGTGTGGTTGCCACAGATGGCCTTGGCGTTACAACGCTGGTTATGGAGCGGAACTAATGTCTCACGTTCGTCAGCAAATCCGTGACCGCATTGCGACGATCCTCACGGGTCTGCCCACGACTGGCAACAATGTCTACAAGATGCGTCGGTACGCCTTGGATGATTCCAAGCTGCCAGCAATCCTTGTATATACAATGGATGAATCGTCTTCGCTAATTACAATTGGCGCAAGGACCGTGCGGCGCGTCATCAATGTCGCTGTGCATATTCTTTGTACGGGAACTAGTACAACAATTCAGGATACCATTGATAGCCTCTGCGTAAATGTGGAAGAGGCTGTCGGCAATGACTACCAATTGAATGGTCTGGCTAAATCTTGTATATTGACAAGTACGGAGGTTGATATCGTCACTGATGGCGAGAAACCAATCTCCTCAGCACGGCTTGTATTCGCTTGTGAGTATATTACGGCGATCAACGATGTGGAGACTGCGCGATGAAGTTGGTAACTGTTCATCATAAAGATGCTGGGGAGCCTATCCGGGTTCCTGAGTGTGACTTGCAGTCTTTCGCTGAGAAGGGCTGGCATCCTGTAAACAAGCCGGTTGTTGAGCCGGTAGAGTCTATTGAATCTGAGGAGGTTGAATAATGGCTACGCATACCGGCAGTGAAGGTACTGTCAAAGTCGGCGCGAATAC